AATAAAGAAGATAAGCACGAAATTTTGAAATTTTCTGACATGGACCCCGGATTTAAATACGAGGTTCCGAGTCAGCTTGATGCCACTTATGGCGCTGCAGACATGTCTGATGATTCTTTACAAGAGTTTTTCTCGCGTCCTATCAAGATTCAATCTTATTCTTGGGGAACTGGTACAAATTTATTTGAGACCTTTAACCCTTGGAAGAATTTCTTTGAGAATGACCGAGTGATCAATCGTATTACGAATTATCATTTGCTGCGTTGTAAGTTGCATGTGAAGTTCGTTATCAACGGTAACGGATTTCACTACGGACGAGCTATTTGCTCATACGTACCTCTCCATACATCTGATGACTTTACCAAGATTAGGTCATTTTTCCAACAAGATGTAGTTGCCGCTTCACAGCGGCCACACGTCTATTTGGATCCGACCAATAGTCAGGGTGGGGAGGTAGTACTTCCGTTTGTTTGGAAGTACAATTCCATGGACATTCCAAATGAAGATTGGAATGACATGGGCGCTTTTAGCATCATTGGTATGCAAGATTTGAAACATGCTAACGGAGCATCTGACTCTGTAACTGTTTCGGTCTTTGTTTGGGCCACTGATGTTAAGCTTGCTGTGCCAACAGCAAATGAACCTGGTGCTTTGTCACCCCAGGCTGGGGAGTATACTCCTCAGGCAGATGAGTATGGTTCAGGTGTTGTTTCAAAGCCCGCGTCAATTATAGCCAGAGCAGCTGGTGCATTGTCAACGGCTCCTGTAATAGGAGCTTATGCACGAGCTACGGAAATTGGAGCCGGAGCAATAGCTAGAATAGCTTCTGCTTTTGGGTATTCCAGACCGGTTGTGTGCGATGATGTTGTACCGTATAGGCCATCATATGTGGGTAATGCAGCAAATACGAATGTTGGTGATTCATCAACAAAGTTGACGTATGATATTAAGCAGGAGACTACCGTTGATACTCGCACAATGGGTTTAGATGGTACTGATGAGATGACACTCAAAAGTATCGCGACCCGTGAGAGTTATTTGGTAGAATTTCCATGGTTGGTTTCAGATGCAACTGAGAAGTTGCTCTGGAATACCGAAGTTTGTCCCATTATTTGGGATGAACTTTCGTTGACTACAACCGAATACCATATGCCAGCCTGTTGTTTTGCAGGTTTACCATTCGAACATTGGCGTGGAACAATGAAGTTTCGATTTCAAATCGTAGCTTCAGCGTTTCACAAAGGCCGTCTCAAGATTGTGTATGATCCGTCTTATCCGCTTTCTAATGAGTACAATACAAATTATACTCGTATTATTGATATAGCGGAAGAACGCGATTTCACTGTTGAAATTGGATGGGGTTCACAATACCCCTATCTACGACATCGAGATATGGTTACGAATGGTGGTCCTATTCACCAACTTACAGCACTCGGTGCTGATCCAGGAGAATTTGCAAATGGTATTTTGTCAGTGTATGTGGTAAATGAACTTACGGTTCCTAATTCCACTGCTAATAATGACATTGCCATTAACGTGTTTGTTTCTGCTGGTGATGATATCGAGTTTGCTAACCCATCAGAAGAGTATATTGAGGAGTTGTCGTGGTATGTACCACAATCTGGAGAATATACCCCCCAAGCAGGGGAAGAAAATGTACCAGATGCAGACAATACCATGATGGAGAATGCTCCAATGAAATTGGAGCCCGATGAAAATATGGCAGCTGAATTAACGTGCACTGACCATACTAATGACATATATTTTGGAGACCCTGTCGTGTCCGTTCGCCAGTTGCTTAAGCGTTATTGCTTTAGTACTTTGCTGGCTGCTCAAAAAGAGGGTCGACAATTTTTACAATGGTCTTTGCCAAATATGCCTATTCATCGAGGTTATGATCCGAATGGTATTCACCTCACATCTACTGCTGTGCCTTACAATTATGCCAAAATGACTTTGCTTAATTACTTTACACCTGCCTACGTGTGTTATCGCGGAGGTAACAGGTGGAAATATGCTAGTGTTGGTGAATTTTCGAGGTATCTTGGATTGTTTAAGGCTCAACGTCGACCAGACGTTGTTGCCTATCAGTTCGGATCCTTGGATACATTCACTGTTATTAACACAGTTAGTGAGCAAGTAAGTCGTTTTGTTGCTTTAACCGGGCTCTCATCCGGAGGTCATGTTACTACATTGGAACAAAATCCAGTGTTGGAGGTTGAACTCCCATATTATGAGAACCAAAGGTTTAAATATGGCAAGAATGGCGATTACATTACTAGTGGTGGTGATCAAAATTATCATAGTCTTGACTATTATTTGAACACTTCCGCTGGTCCACGTAATGCCATTATGTGTTATTGTGCAGCAGCTGAAGATTTTACTCTTGGCTTTTTTACCGGTGCTCCGGTGGCTTATCGGGTCATTGACCCGGCACCTGAACCTACAACTTAGGTTCATTAAAATTATTATATATAAG